CCTTGGCCTCAATGAACTTGATGCGTTCGTTGGATGCGATTTCTTGCAGTTTGGTTTGGTAGTCATTCGCTAGCTTGGTCTGTTGAATCAGGACTTTTTGCTCTTCCAGGTATTGCTTTTGGAGCTTTGCGCTTTCGTCCTTGATCTTTGTTTTGGCTTTGCTGGTTTCCTCTGCCGCTTTCACGGCATCCAGCATGGCTTGCTCTTCGGCACCAATGGCTACGGCAGACTGCTTGCTGGCTGCGGCTGTCTTTTTTGTGGCGTCTTCAAGGCCTAGGAATTTTGGCACTAGGCCATCTACCGATGATGCAGCCTTCTGAATTGCGGCCTCAATAGACGTACCAAATTGATCCGAGTTTGTCTTTAGCTGCTTCAGTACACCGTCAAAACCGCCTTCAGTAAATGCCTTATATAAATCAGTGAAATTTAGCTGAGAAATAGCACCAGCTACGATGCCAATAATTTCTCCCAGCAATGTAAATGCTGAAGTTGCACCTACAATCGAAATTGTCGCGCCTTCAATTCCTTTTTTCAGTAAACTGAAAGCGCCAGCATCACCAATTGTTGTAAATGCGTCCGTGATGGAATTCTTCAGCCGCGCCAACTCGTTGTTGAAACTGCCAAAATCAGCAGAACCAAACTGCGTTTTGAGCTGTTCGGCAACCTTGATCAGCTCGGGGATTCCAATCCGGCCTTTGGAGATCAGATCAAAGAATTCCTCGTTGGTAATTCCAAGCGATTGTGCAAAGGTGTTGAAGAACCCCGGCAGGCGCTCAGCAACGGATTTCAAATCATCCAGCTCAAACTTGCCTTTACTGACGCCCTGAGCCAGCTGGGTGAAGGCGCCGGTTACATCTACGCTACTTGTGCCCAGTGCAGCAAACGCCGTAGCAAAGCCCTCAAATACCTTGCGCGAGCCTTCGCCTTCGGCCGCCGTGCCCTTGGCGGCTGCCGCAAACGAGGCATACGCGCCTGCCGCGCCGCGGACTTCAATGCCCAAGCGGTTGGCGGTGCTGGTGATGAAATCCAGTTCATTGTTCGCCGCCTCAGTGGAACCCGTGACCAGCTTCAGCGTATTGCGAAATTGCTCAATCGCAACGTTGGCATCAATAAAATCCTTGATGACCAGCGAGCCTGCCAAAGCCTGGAGCGCGGTTGTTGCCGACGCAATGCCGGCCCTGTTGCCACCGATGCGCTCAAGCTGATCGTTGGTGCCGCTCAACGCGCGAGTCGATGTGTCGGCGTTGCCAGACAGCGCCGCAAGATCCCGCTGAATCCCAGCGATGGCCGTGTTGGTCTGGTTCTGAGCCCGAAAGATCAGCTCAACGGTTTGCTGTATGTCGGCCATCGCGCTGTTTCGTTTCGTAGTAGGCGGCCCAGATTGCCAATTCTTCGTTGGTCAGGTATCCCTGCGGGATTATGTCCGGGCGATGCTCGTATAGGTAGCCGCCGCGCAGATCCAGAAAAGCGAGCGCTGCGCTCAGCTCTGGGTCGGTTGCGAGGCGGCGCTTGGCTTTACAAGTTCAGCGCCTTGTCCTGTCAGCTCGCTGATCTTGTTGGTGAGCTGCAGGAACTCAATCGGAAAATTCTCGGCCAATTTGACCGCCGCAGGCATGTCAATGACCGGCAAAACGCTGGCCATCACCAGCATCTCGATGCGCTTGGCAATCTCGCCAGGCGTGTCACCGGCCATGCCCAGCGCCTGCCTGATGGCATTGGCTTGGTCTGCCTTGGTGGCCAGCGCCTTGATGATGCTCTCGATGGAGCTTTGCCGCGTCGATGCTTCCATGGCCTGGTGGAGCTCGGCCGCGGTCAAGCCGCGCACCTCCCATTCGGCAGGTTCGCCATCGTCAAAAAAAGGCGCGAGAGCCTCTACAGCTACCCGCGCCTTCCGCGACTCGAACTTGGCTTGTTCGAACCGTGCGGAGTTGAAAGGCATCAGCTCACCTCAGATGCAGCGCTGGACGCGGAGATGGTGCAGGCAGCGCTGATGTTGTCGCCGGCAGGATAGGTGCGAGTGATGCCCAGCTTGCCTTGCGTCAGCATGTACGCCGATTTGTAGCGGTCTGGGAAAAACTTGAACCACAGATCCTGATTCTTGAGCAGCACCAGGCCATCCGAGACGCCATCTTCGAGGTACGCGGTAAACGTGCCCTGATTCAGCGTGCTGGACGTTGCGCCGAGCGTGGTGCCATAAATCTGCGTGCTGGTTACCGAGTGCGAGGTTTCGGGCGGCACAAAGTCAGACGCAAGCTGCACATCCGAGAAAATCGGCGCCGCAAACGAGGCATAGACCGCCTTCGGCACAGGCCCGGTGTGAATCTCAGGCAGCGCAGCCAGGAACGTGACAGAACCAGCGCTGTAGTTGATGGTGTACAGCGGATAGTCTGCCCGCTCGGTGTGCGTGCCCACCACCTGAAAAATCTCGGCTGTTGTCACCTTGGCGGCAGTCACCGACGTCGTGCGCACCTGGCCAATTTCCACCGATGTGGTGGCGATCAGCGGTGGCCCGCCCGCGGCAGCGCGCGTCTCGGAAAACGCTGTGCTGTCGGTGCCGGAAACCGCAGCCACCGAGCCGCTGCTGTTGACGGTGATGCTGGTGATGTTGTGCGTGTCGGTGCTCACGCCGCGCGTGATCGTCGCGGTGGTTGCGGACACCGTGGTCACGACGCCGTTGAGGTTCAGCGTCATGGCGCTGATATTCACCTTGTCGTTGTCTGTCGCGTGCGGGGTAATCACGCCACCTGTGAGCAACCCATTGGGCCGCACGACGGGCGCGTAGCCGCTGCGTTTGCTCCACAGCGATGCAGAGCTCGTGAATGTGGTGTCGTCGCCTGAATTGGTCAGGGCGACCATGGCAGTAGAGGTCTGCCCAGCCTCGTACTGCAGCTTTGCGTTTTCAGCGGTTGCCATCTGTGTTCTCCATCGTCAGGGTTTTTGGAGGACGTCCGCGCCGCTTGGGTGGCGGATCAGTTTGCTCCGGCTCTGCAGGCGCATCCTGGTAGATGACATGCCGAGCCGGATCAAAGTCTGACTCATTCATCAACACCCACGGCCCTTGTGAGGGTGGGTGCTGCGAAACGACGCGGACTGTCTTCATCAGCCGAGGAGCAGAGCAACGTGCTCGGGCTTGATCACCTTTACGCCCCAGGCGCAGGAGACCTCCCACTGCATCTGGCGGTACTGCGGATACATCGCCACCTCGAACGACAGGCCAGAGCGCGGATCCACGATAGTGGTCCGATCCGAGGCCAGGTCGCCACCAGCAGGCAGGGCCGGCAGCCGCTGGGCCAGAATGATGGCCGAGCGGCTGAAGCCCATGTTGCGCACCGAGGTGCCAACCACCGTGATGTTGGTGGCAGAGGCAGCGATAGCCTGGCGCAGGCCCGGCGCGGCCAATACTACCGTGCCGCCGCCGGAAACGTCAGCGTCACCGGTCACAACCACATACTGGTTCGTGTCGCCAGCAAAGGTGATGACGTCACCAGCCACGATGGTGCCCGTGCCCGCAGAGGCAAGGGTGATTGTCGTGGCGCCCACAGCGTAACCTGCGGTGTTGGTGGTCGCGCTTGCAGCAGTGCCCTTCGTATGCGTCTTGATCTGCGCAGACTCACGGACCATCATGCCGTTGATGTCCAGCAGCACGCCCTGGCGCAGCATGCTGTCACCGAACTCTTGCGAGGACGATGCCTGCTTGCCACGCAGGTTGGCGCCTGCTGCGGTGTCAATCACCAGCTGCATGTCGCTCACAGGTGATCCATTGTCAACCAGGATCTTGCGGGTCAGCGATGCGGCCGTGTAGTCACCAGCGGTGCCGAAAGGCGTGGTGGTGGCTGCACCAGCTGCGCGAGAGGCGGCAATGTAAGTCGCAGCCAAATCGGCCTCAATCTCGTTGCACAGCGTGCGAATAGCCTGCTGAATTTGCGCGCCCTGAATGGCCGCAGCAGCAGGGCCAGAGCCACGCTCTTCTTCGCCGGTCCACCGGATTGGCACGCGGCGGGCCTTGGTGATCTTGATCTCCATGTCCCCGATGGTCTGGTCGCCATCGTTCGGGGGCGTAACGCCTGCGGTGATGTCACCAGCAGAGGCGGCCGGCGCGACGAATGAGCGCACCGATTGGTTCACCGCAGCGCGCGATGCCTGAGCATCCAGCGTCACGGCCGGAATCATGCCGACCAGCTCGCGGCTGACGACATCCAGATTGCTGTAAAGGGTCGGGATCAGATTGGTGAGGGTGGCACCCATGATGGTTCTCCAGGAAAATCAGACAAGTTGGACGCCTGACTTCGCCGCTTCAACCTTTTGTTGAGGTGTCATTGCTTCGAAATCGGCTCGGGTCATGGTTTTGGCACCATCGCCTCGCGCGTTGGATGACCGGACTCCAGCACCTCCCGTGCCGGTGGCTTTCAACAGCTCAGGCCGCGATTTTGCAATCGCCGCCACGCCGTCCCGCAAAGGCAGGAGACGACCGTCATCTGCTTTATACAGCAGATCGTCACCTTCCCATGCAAGGCGGTTGCTGACATAGGTTTCGACAATATCACGCGCGATGAACTCGTGACCGGACAGCGCCTCGGAAATCGCAGCCTTTTGCAGAGATCCACGGTACTTGCCGCTGATCTCGTCGCGCTGGGCAGCGGCCTGCTGCAGCTCACGCTCCAGACGCTTGACGCGGACCTCGTATTGCTTGGCAGCCTCGGCCGCGCCCTTGGCATCTGGCAGGGTTTCGAGGTCTTCGAG